TTATCTTGAGTTCGACAAGACGGCCGGCACGGTGAGCGTCAACACCAGCGCGTACACCTCGGGACGCATGCCGATGGCGCGCATCACTACAGGATCATCGACGGTCACAAGCTGGCTCGATGACCGGTGCATCGCCTTCCAGACCACGCCATAGGGACCGACCGCATGGAAGCCATCGGGCAGGTCAAGTCAATCAAGCTATCGGCGCGGATCATTCGAGCGGACGGCAGCGTCGAAGAGTTGGGAATCATCGCGCAGTCCGATCCGCTCGCCACGCAGGCCGAGCTGGTCGTGGAATCGATAACCGAAGGGGCCGAGCATGGCGACCGTAGTCACCCGTAAAGGCAAAGAGATCATAGCGGCCCGACTGATCGGCGCGACGCCGACGCAGGTCGAGCCGAAGGTATCCGCCTGGGGCCTGAACCCTGCCGGCCTCACCGCCGCCGCAACGGACGTGGCGATGTTCGACGAATCAGCAGAGGCGCGCGTGAGCGGCACCTCCTCGCAGACCACCACGACCAACGCCAACGACACGTACCAGCTCGTGGCCCTGATGACATCCACTGCCGCGCGCACGATCACCGAGTTCGGCGCCTTCGATTCCACGACGCAGCCGAACGTTGGCGCTGTCGCTGCGGGCGGCGTGGTGGGCAGCAATTCGAATACGACGCTGAACACGGCTGCGGCCTTCTCGCCGGGGAATAACAATTACGTGCAGATCCGCACCGAGGTCATGAAGGTCACGGCCGGCAGCGGCACGACAGCGCTCACGGTGACGCGCGCGCAGAACGGATCGAGCGCGATCAGCACGATCGCTGTTGCCGACGTGGTCACGCCTGGCAACCCGCCAGGGCAGACCGGGATCTCTGGCGGCGATATGTTCGTCCATGCCGACTTCGCCGGGATCGTTCTGAACAGCGGCGACTCGATTCAGTTCACGCTATCGGTGCAGGTCACCTGACAGCGCGGCCTTTTTCCCGCGATTGGCATTAGCGCGAATCGGGTTACTGTGCGCGCTGCGGCGTCACAGGAGCTAAGGCGATGGCCGATTCCACACCGGCGGCCGAGGCCCTGACCGCCGCGACCACGAGCCCAGCGCTGCTGCAGCTAGCGGCTACAGTCGAAGCGCTGGCCGTGCAGTGGTTCCAGCCGCTGAACGTTGTGCTGGTCGTTGGCATCGTGATGATCGCCCGCTTCCTGCACAAGGCGAACCAGAGGGACGATTTCAGCCTGGTCGATTCATTGCGCGGGCCGGACGGCAAATGCTCGATGAAGCTGATCGGGTATCTGATTGCGATCCTCGGCGGCACTTACGCTCTCATGGACGCTGCCGCGAGCTGGCTGCAACAGCCGATGCCATTCGTGTACCTGTTCGCGGCTTACATGGGATTGCTGGTGGCCCCTAAGATCGTCGCCGAGTTGATCCAGGCGAAGTACCGCGGCACCGGCAAGGAAGAAGACCGCAGGAAAGACGATGAACACCGACCATAACGACGGCCTGACGATCGCGCAACTCGTGCGTGTGGCTGCCGCTCAGTTCGTGCGCGAGGCGCGGCGCGGGGCCGATCCGATGGGCTTCCGCTTCGACCTATACCGTCAGGTGGAAGTGCCGGACCGGGCGCTCACGGTGCTCAAGCGCGCGCACCTGGTCGCGGTACGAGTGAAGGTGACGTGCGAGTCGATGGTGTTCGAGGGAGCAGCAGCCAGCAGCGCGGTCATCCCGCCGGCTTCTTTGCCGTCACGGTGATGCGCTGGGTGCGCTCGGCATAGCGCTGCTGCCAGCCTGCGACTTGGCCGGCGAGTTTGCGATTCGCTTCTGCAAGTCGCTGATTTTCCCGTTGAGCTTCTTCAAGTAGTCCGGCACCTTCGCCGACTGTGTCGAGGAGGGCTCCGACGGCGTCGGCGATTCTAGCAGCTCGGGCGATGCAGGCGTCTCCACTTCGGCGGCTGTCGGCGAGCATGGCTTCGAGGTCGTTGCGCATCCCGACGTTCCGAGAAGTAAAAGCAGCCATATGAGCGTCTCGTTGGCGAAGCGCAGCGGCATGGTGATCCCTTTCGTCTTCGATGATTGCGTTCAGGTGCGCCTCGCGCGCCGCACTGTGGGTGCGCTCCAGATCGAGCGAGGCAGCCCACGCGGCACGCGCCTGTCGTGCCAGATCCTGATCGACGTACGCCTTGACCTCCAGGCCGGCGCCGAACGACAGCATCGCAGCGCACAGGCCGTAGATCAGCGCGGCGTTGCGCGTGCGACGCCTGGCTGCATACAGTTCTTCGTTCGGAGTCATCGACGGCGCCCTTCCGTCTCCAAAATCGACATTCTGCGACCCAGTTCCGAGATTCGATCGTCTCGCAGCGCAAAGTCCCGCGAGGCATCGCCCTGCTTGTACATTTCGGCCCGTACTTCCTTGATCTGCTCGGCGATGATCGGGATCGGTGCCAGGCGGCTATCGATCCAAAGGACGGCCCCGCCGTACAGCAGCAGCAGCCCGGCCGCGGTCGGCAGCTTCAGGCCGAGGTCCTCGATCGACCAGCCGCCCGTCCGGCGCGGCGTCGTCTCGCCCGTGTCCATATCGATCGCCCGCAATCGCTCACCCATGCCGAAATCCTCGCCTTTTCCAGCCCGTTTGAAGGCTTTAGCAATGCCGCGAACACGGTACAGTCCGCAGCATGGATTGGGACGCCATTTACGCCTCGAGCCTGCCGGCCTGGCAGCCGGCGAAGCGCGCGCCGCACCGGGAAGGGATCTACCGGGTGCTGATTGCCGCCCGCGATTACCCGAGCGGCGCGGTCACGTCCACGGCAGAGCGGTTCGCCCGCTGGAATGGGGCGTACTGGTGCTGCTGGGGCCTGACCCCGGACCGCGCGGCCCTGGCCTACTTTCCGGGTCCCGTCGAGGGCTACCCGTGGCGCCACCTTGAACCTGCTGACCTCACCCTGAAGGAGCCATCGTGCTGAAACGCATCGCTTTGTTCGCTATCGCACTTACAGCCTGCGCCACCGTTTTTGCCCAGAGTTGCGGCCTGATTCCGTGCATCTGGGTGCCGACGTTCTCGGTCGGGCCCACGGGTGCGCAGTTCTCGGTGCCGTGCTCGCCCGCGCCGGGCACGCCGATCAATGACGGGCAGGGCGTGTTTTCTGCCACCGGCGCATCCACGCTCGTGCAGATCAACAGCGTCGATCAGCTGATGGGCACGTCGTACCTGACAGATCAGAACGGCACGAAGTACCAAGGCTTCGCCTGCGCGCGCAATTCCCGCACGGGCGTCTATGGCTGCCACCTGACCGTCGCCACGCACCCCAGCATGCTCTATGCCGTCGTGGTCCAAGGCACGGCGACCTGTAACCCGGCCGGTAGCAACAAGTACTGGGTGGGCGCACAATAGGGTCATGATCCAGCCCGACGACGAGGCCCTGAAGGCGCGGCTGACCCTGGCGGAGGGCCGCGTCGAGTACGCCTACGAGGACAGCCTCGGGTTCCTGACGATCGGCATCGGCCACCTGATCGACCGGCGCAAGGGCGGCGGCCTGCCTGGCCCGATCATCGACGCCCTATACGCCTACGACGTGGCCGCCAAGTTCGGCGAGCTCGACGCGGCGTTCCCCTGGTGGCAGCAGTTGGACGACGCCCGGCAGCGCGTGATGGCCGAGCTCGTCTTCAACATGGGCGCGCACGGGCTGTCCCAGTTCACGAAATTCCTTGCTGCAATGCAATCTGGCGACTGGGCCACGGCCGGCGCAGAGCTTAAGGACTCGCGCGCCTACCAGCAGGAGCCGCATCGGTTCGATGCCCTGATCGCGGCCATAGAGGCGCCTGACGCGCCCGCCGTGGCCTGATGAGCCTCCTATCGCTGATCCCGACGCCTGTGCTCGCTGGGGGCGCCGTGGTGGCCGCTGTGGCCGCTTTTGCGGGCGGGGCGAAGGTGGAGGCCTGGCGCGATACCGGCGCCTTGGACACCGAGAAGGCCGCCCACGCACGCGACGTGAAGGCCCTGCAGGACGAGTGGCAGGCAAAACTGAACGCCGGCCAGGCGCTCCTGACTCAGGCCATCAAGGAGCGCGACGCCGAGCGCCAGGCCAACGCCACCGCACGGGAGGACGCCGCCAATGCCTACACGAAACAGATCGCATCCCTTAAGGCTGCTGCTGGCGCTGCTGATGCTCGCGCTCAGCGGGTGCGCGACGAGCTCACCGCCGCCATCGCTGCCGCCGGGACCGCTGGCGGTAACGGTGCCGTGCCTCAAACCGGACCCGGCCCCGCTGCCTGCAGTGGAAGCGGCGCGGCAACCTGTGCAGTTCTCAGCCGAGCTATCGACCTTGCTCGACGATGCACAGAAGCTGTTGGACAGCAACACGCCGCCGTCGTCGAAGCCGTAGCGGCTTGGCCGCGCTGACAGAATCCGGAGCAACGGATCGGGGCGCCGAGGCGCAAAGCGCAGACGCCGCAGCACCATCCCTGCGGCCCGTCCAGGGGTAGCGTCCTGGCGTCGTCCCGATCTGCCGTAATCTCCTGAAAAAAGACCGCCCCGAAAGGCGGCCAAGAGAGCGGAGCAGCTCTCAGGAGAATCATTCAATGAGCCGATAGAGCGGACGCAGTATAAGTCTGAGAGCCGGCCGGTGCGTTCAGATACGCGACAGCGGTACCTGTTGTCGTCGTCATCGGCCATATCGCTGCAAGATTTGAGCCACCGGTAGTGACCTGCGCATGGTGTTTGAATTGCTCTTGCAAATCAGGCGGAGCCTTCACTTCTTTCCTTGCCGCTTGCTCCGGACGCGGCATCAGGCAAAAGGGCGCACAAGCACGTCCATGCGTGTGCGATCCGTGCCATCTTTCACGCCGCCGTCCATGACCGCAGCAATCGCGGCTGATTGTTGATCGCGGGCGATGACTGGCTTCGGCCCAAAGACCAGCGTTTCCACGCCAGTCCCTTCGTCGATTTCCTTCTTCGTAGGACGCTGAATGTGAATGATCGCAACTTCGAATAATGGCATCGTCAACTCCTGATTGACTCAAAGAAACGGTTGAGTCTTCCGCAGATTTTACTGCCCCAGCAGCCAGTCCACGATCCACTCGCACGACCAAGCGACGAGCCGGTGCAGCAGCCGGATCGTCGCGAGAATCGGCGCCAGCACGATGAGCGCGACGATGCCAAGCGGCGCGAGCACCCACCAAAGCGGCGAGCGACGCGGCGCTTCTATCGGATGAGCCAAGTTCGCTCCAGTGCCGCCGCGAGGGCGACCGGCAGATACAGCAGGGTGAGCGCGAGAGCGGCCC